TGGCAGCGCTACTACAACGTGAGAGAGAACTGCTGGATTGTAATGCGCAACGTAGGCTCGGCGCTATGCAACACCGCACTCAAGTCATCGATGCTACCCAATCTTCGCCGCGCCGCAGAACAAGCATTTGATCAAAAGAGCTTTGGCGTGGACCGTCTATTCTGGGAGTCAGTGAATGGGAGCGGATGCGTGCACGACGACAACACAGTGGTTGGCATAAAAGGGCTTCCCGGAAGACCCGGGCTTGGCATGGGGCATCGTCCCAACTTCAACAAGAGGAACTGGGCTCGTGACCCAGGTCATGAAAAATTGCGCGAATGGATTGGCAGTGACGCCGATCTCTATCGGGGCTTGACGCTATGATCGATTTACGTATCGTGCAGTATTCCAGCATCGAGCTGATCACGCTCGAACAGGCGCGTCTACATCTGCGAATTTACGAGACTGATGCCGGTACACATCCAGACGACTCTTTGATAGAGGCTCTTATTTCTGCGTCGCGTCAGTATGCGGAACAGTTTCTTGGGCGTACCCTGACGCAAACCATTTACGAGTATCGCATTGATGCCTTTACCACAGAGATTGAGTTGCCAGTGCCTCCTGTGGTGCTGATCGATGGAATCACGTACCTGGATGACGATGGAGTGCGCCAGACAGTCGATCCTCTTATATACGAACTGGACGAGAACCCGGACTCGCCGGTCATCAAACTGTTGGCTGACGAAGAGTGGCCTAGTGGGACACTGGTAAGGATACAGTTTACAGCAGGGTACGTTCTGACGGAAGAAAGCCCGCTACTCCCTATTCTGCCATTTACTATTCGTGCAGCGATGCTGTTGGTGATTGGTCATCTTTACGACAACCGCGAAGCTTCGACTGAAGCAAACCTGAAGACGCTTCCGTTGGGCGTAGAGTCGCTGCTGCGGCCTTACCGCGTTAGATTGGGGATGGCCTAATGTCTGCCGGACGCTATAATAAGCGCATAACCATTCAACTGCGGGTGGAGTCGCAGTCTGCTAGTGGAGAGGTCACCTACTCGTGGGCTGACTGGAGAGAAGTGTGGGCTGAGATAGCTCCAAGTCGCGGCAGTCAATACTTCGCGGCGCAGCAACTTCAGAATCAGCAGCCGGTGACGATACGCATGCGCTATATGCCGGGCATCCGTACGGATCAACGAGTTAAGGTTGTAGTGGAAGGCGTGAATCAGTATTACGCTATCGACAGCGTAATTGATCCGGCGTTCGGTCACAAGCAGATAGAGTTGATGTGCCGGATGATTGAGTCGGATGGTTTTCAGGTGCAGAAGGATTCAGTTCCTACTCCGCTTTTGCTTGAAAGCGGTTACGAGTTACTAACGGAAGGCGGAGACGCCATACTGCTGGAGTAGAGCATGCCGAAAATTTCACAACTGCCAGGTGTAACGGGTGCGGAGACCTTAGGCACGGATACTTTTCCTATAGTGTCAGGAGGGTCCACAAAGAAGATTGCTCGGGACGAACTGAAGGCCTCCTTGGACCTGGATGCTGAATACGATCCGATTGGATCGGGCGCTGTGGCACTAGCTGCCGCTCTGGCAGCGCAGGAAGCAGCAGACGGGAAAATAGTTTCGGCGGATACTGCTGCTGAATTTCCGGTTACGGGTGATCCGCTCTCGCTCTACATCGCGCTTGATACCGGTGTGGCCTATCAGTGGGTTACTGATGCTTATGTAGCACGGACAGCGGTGCTTCAGATAGATGAATCTGGAGACTCCGTTATAGTGGGAGCGGCTGGGGTAATCTACAAACCATTGTTGGCTGGCGTAATAGTCGTTGCGCAGCCAACGGTAACCGGAGCGCCGTACGACGACGAAGCCCCGGCTCCGCAGGTCGTATCGAGTCAGGTGATAACAGGAACCATGACAGGCGAAAAGTTGCTTTACGCAACGGTAGTGCGGGATGATTTTGGTGGAATGGCGGCGTCAATTCTCACCAATCCAGGTCATATTTACGTTCCTGCTGGCGTCAAGTACGCTGAGTTCTTTGCTTCTGTTGCATTCCCAGCTGAGGTCACGGCTACGGGAATTCGCTGGGCTCGAATGGTATCTAGCATCAATACTCACAAGGGCAATTTCTCGCGCCATCCTACAGGCGTAGCACCTGACGTGTGCTCTGTTCCGTCAGCTCTGGTTCCGGTTACCCCGGGAGATTACTATTGGGTCGGAGCGGTCCAGAACAGCGGAGGCAATCTGACTCTGGGTGTCGGGAGCATTGCTAACAATTATGCTAGTAATTGGTTCCAAGCGAAGTTCTATCGATAGCGACCAACGACCATGGCTAAACTACTAGGAAGCGCTGAACTGAAACGCAAGTTTGACGAGCTCGGAAAGCTCGGTCAAGCAAAGGTACTGCGTCAAAGTATGCGTGCTGCCATGAAACCGGTATTGACTGAAGCCATTGCTCGGGCACCCGTGGGCACAGTTCCACATCGCACTTTCAAAGGTCGTCTGGTAGCGCCGGGATTCGCACAGCGGAGTATCAAGCTGGTCGTAGCACGCAGCAAGCGTACTGGGAACTATCGCGCAGTGATCGGCGTAGCAAGGGAAGCCTTCTATGCAGTTCAGTTCCCGGAGTTTGGAAATTTGTCGCAAGGCCTCCCGCCTAAGCCGTGGCTCAGTGTCGCCATGCGTAATAACAGTGACCGCGTGGTCGAGCTGTATGCTGACGATATGCGCAAGCGCATACTGAAGATAGCGCGAAAGGGCAAGGTATGAATGCCGCCGATCTTCGTTCTCTTTTGCTGGACCAGTCCGACATCGTGGCTATGGTGCAGGATCGCATATTTCCCAGCATCATCCCGAAAGAACGCTGGGACGTAGATTCTAAAAAGCCGTGCATTGTTTATTCGGGTGATGGTATCGACCGTACTTACACTTTTTGCGGAAACGTAAAACTGCATGCTGACATTATCAACATCAATGCATACTCTATCAGCTACGATACCACTGCACAATTGGCGGCGGAGATAGCAACTCTGGAAGGCTTCAAAGGCATTGTAGGCAGCACGAAGATCGGTCCCGTGTTCCTTGAAAATGAAATTGACCTTCTTGATCTGGAGCCGGGTCTGTACCGGCGTTTACTAACGTTCACCATTTGGAATAGGAGCATATAGCATGGCGACTGAGGCTTTTGTTGGAGATATCTTTTTCGAGCGCGGCGATGGGGCGAGCCCAGAAGTATTCACGCGCATTTGTCAGGTGTTCTCGATTTCTGGCGTTGGCGAGTCCAACGACCTGGTCGATGCGACTACCTTTTGTTCCGCTGGTAGTCGCGAGTATGTCGGTGGTCTTGCTGACGGCGAGGAGATCAGCATCGAGGGGAACTACGAGCAAGGAGACGTTAACCTGTTGGCGATGATTCAGGACGTCAAGGACAAGGCCACTGGTAACTACCGCATCGTTGTTGAGGATGAAAGCCCGTCTGAAATCTTCAGCTTTGCCGCACTGGCGATGAGCTGGGCTTTGAATCCTTCAGTCGATGGTCGAAACACCATTACTTATGGCCTGAAAATCAGCGGTCCGGTGAGCATCGTATGAAAATATCCAGCCTTGATTCATTGATGACCCTTGCGACGCTGAAGGAACAAGATGTTGTCATTACGCCAAATGGCGATGCGGTCCGCATCCGCGAGCTTACTCTTGCACAACGATCGGAGTTCTCCGAACGCAATCGCGGAGATAGTCGCGGTGCTGCGGTATGGCTGGTGGTTACGGCTTGTGTTGACGATGATGGCAATCGTTTGATGACGGATGCAGACGCAGAGAAGTTGCAACTGGCCTCTCCGCGCATCATCGAAGAGATCGGCATCGCTGTGCTGAAGTTGTCTGGCTTGGTCGATGCAGGAGCACCGGAGGGAAACGTCTCAGCCCCGAGCAGCGCTTCAAGCACCGTCTAGCGCTTGCATTAGGTAGGCCGGTGGCCGAACTGGAAGTGACGCTCGGGGCAAAGGAATACGGTGACTGGGTAGCTTTCTATCAGGTCGAGCCGTGGGGAT